TGAGTTCGCTCATGTATGCTATGTCAATACCAACGACAGCATACTGAGGAGCAGAGTTGCCAAAGATTGCACTGAAGTAGCAAGTCTTTACATCCATCACGTACATGTAATGGTGAAGTTGTGGCATGTAGTATCTGATTCTATCTTTAAGACTGAAGAACGCATTGGTATGTTTAAGTTCTACAAATGTTTTCTTACTCAATATCCAACCATCTATGTGTGCATACATAAAAGGTTTGGTATCACTTATGTGCCTTCCTTCATGAGGCTCAACTTCAAAGCCAGTGTGTGTTTGAAACCACTGCCTATGGAATGGTTCAGTATAGATACCTAGTTGAACTTCAAAGACTTCATCAAGATTTGCTGGTAGAATTATCTGTAGTTTTTCTTGATAGAGTCTGAACCAATCCCCACTCATAATACGCATAGCGTCTGTGCCACCTAGTCCAAGATGGCGGTCTGTCTTGTTGTCCATAGTTGTCCCCTCTCTGTTGATAACATATCAAGTCACTTCATCTTGGTCAATCGCTCATGTGTGATGGTCAATCTTTTTTTCCAGTTTGCGATGACTTCTACTGATGGCTTGCAAGCACTAAGCAAGTCGGCAGGTAATGGCATGTTCGGATACTTGTGCGTGGTGCATATCTTTCGGCAGCCCTCTTGGAATGCGATAGCAGGGACACGTTCAAAGATACCGATATAAATCTTGAGTCCCATCTCATCTGGGAGTGGGGCTCTGAACACACTGGCAACGTACGCCAGAGCGTTTGCTATTGTCTCCGGTGGGCAAGGCTTACACAATACATTAAGCCTGCCCATGGCCTTCTCTGTTTGATCTATCGCTTGCTCCTTTGTCATGTTCGATGGCAATTGATTCTTGATGTTGACTGCCGACACCAAATAGCTTGTCGATAAGTCTATTGTTGGAAGCAGCCACGCTTGTGGGATTGCTACGAGTTGTTCCAACGGACGGCTTTGATAGGGTATTGCTACGTCTGATCCAGTTCCTCCATGTTGCTGACCAGTCTGCCATTGGCTTTCCTGTTCCAATCCAGTAATCGCGGAACCTAACTGCTTCATCTTCTATCCTCCTTGCTGTGTCATCGGCTGATCCACCGACAAACTCATGAGCAAACTGAATCATCTCATTCGTCGGTTGCCAATCAGCTTGCATCCTTTGTTTGTTATTGATGGTTGTATTAAGGTTATGTCTCCCCTCTACAGGGGGAGGGGGACTCCCCCCTACAGGGGTATACCCCCTAATAGGGAGGGTATATATCGGAGTAGTTCCAACACGTAGTTCTTGGGAAAGTAATCCTGCTGCTATCAATTGTTTAATAGCAGCACGGATAGCTTTCTCTTTGTATCCTGAGTAGAGCGACAATCGTGCAACGCTGGGCCATGCCTGTCCATTTGGATTTGCATGGTTAGCAATCCCAATGAGTACAGATTTCCATGACGGCTTATCAACTTGCAGATTGAGAGCCCAGTTAAGAGCTTCAATTGACATTTGATTTCCTTAAATATTAGGGAGCGATTCGTTGCCGCCCCTCACAAAGGACGGGGCGCAACGCAATCGCGATGTTGTATGCTTACGTTGATGGTACTCTATTATACCATTGAGCAATTTTACTAGCAGGGATTTCATTTATTTTGAAATTGTATTGGGCTTCAACCATTTTCTTTTTGAGAGCATAGACATCAGTGACCATGCCTTTGACATCTTCAACGATGACCCTGCATGGGCGACCACGTTCATCAAGCACTGAGTACCTGAAGTCTGCACGATAGTTGGTTATGTGATGACCCTTGATAGAGACAGGGTATGTTGGTTGCAGTTCTAATGTTTCAATAACTTCAGATGATTGCAAGACAAGCAGTTGCTCATAGCGTGTAGCCTCTGCCTCTGAAGCAAACCATTGATCACCAATGTACCTACCCTTGGCGTTATATTTTCCAGCACGTGGTGACCCACGATGTTCATGCGTTGAAACTTTTGGACGACCTCTTGGCATCATGATTCCTTTGTAGTCAGTACGAGGTTGAGTGATCTGCACCAGCACATAAGATAAAAGGAAGAGGGTAATCTAACACCACTCTCCCACTTATTGACTAGCCCATCTGATACACCAATGATTTGGTTTAACTTTTCTTGACTCAAGTTCATTGCGTGTCTGCGATTAATTAGTTCGACGATTAGATTTTTATAGTATTCTGTTTCTGATATTGATGGAACAGTTACGTAAACCTTTGATGGTCTTTCGATTACGTTTTTATATAACGCAAGTTCAACCATGTTGGGTACTCTTGATGCGAACAGGTTACACCTATTGTATTTCTACAACAGATGCAACCTGTCCATTGGCTGTGCTTACGTACGCTCACGTTCCTCTGCTAGTTTTTCTGCTTCCTCTTCTGCCTTCCGTGCTTTGTAGGCAGCACCATTCTTTTCCCTCAAATTTAATTCTTGAGGAGTTATAATTTCTGTACTGAACCTTAACGGTTTATCGGGACGGTTATACACAACACCGTTGTCACCATCCCAGTTCTGATCATACGAATTGTATGTCCTGAACAACCTGTTAAAAGCCAACACGTTTTCAGATGTCATTTCAAATATCAGTTTTGAAGACCAACCGATTTCAATAACCATGTAGTTTACTTCTTCACTGCGAGTCATAGTATTCTCCTGTGTTAGTCGATTGATACGCGAATATTACTGCGAACGATTTCAGTAATGTAGTCTTCATCAATGATGCACTGAACGTATGAGTCATCAATGATATCTCTTACGTAGTCTTCATCAACTATCTCCTTGATTAACTCTTGAACTTCGATTGCTTCATGCTTCTCCTTTAGTTTCTCTTCAAGAAATTTAACTCTTGATTCAAGCATATCAAACTTGAATTTTTGTACTGCAAGAAAGTCAGTTATCACTGATGCGAACTCTTTGATTTCATATGAGTCGTTCATGCGTATAGCCCTTCGTTTTCTAGGATGTTGAACTCGTCTGGCGTGATGCCATTCTTAATGAACTCTCGTTGATTGCGGTCAAGCATTGGGAACGCTTCTTGAATAAGCATTCCATTGTGCCAACGAGTTACACAATACTCATAGTCTTCCTGTGCTAGAGGAAGAACCATTGAATTTCTTTTGCCTGATAGGCATGAGACTTTAGTAATCTGTACCATAATTGAATTCCTTTTTGCTTTTGAACTGTTGACGACAACACTATGTTGCCGAGTTTCCAGTTTGTGGTTGCGGTGGTGGGGTGTTAGCTAGACTGCCCAGACTGGGTGAGCCGTGTGCTTGTGGGGCTCGGGATGTAGAGACTGGGTGAGTCGTGTGTTTGTGAGTCTCGGGATGTAGAGGGTGAGGCTCAGAGTGTTGACGTTGTGCGGCTGTATGTAGATGATGTGAGGGTGATCTCAAACCAGTGTTGCCCCGAAGGGTTAACAGCAACACTCTATTGGGCCGAGCCGTATGCTCCGTATAGGAGCGGGAAGTGAGAGGGATGTTGAGTCCCTCTCATATGTTTACTGGAAGTATGCGAAGCCGAGGCACATGATGAATGTCATGATGAGTACTGGTCCGAAAATTACAAGACCTGCTAGAGAGTCCATTACAATCTCCTATGTTGAGGGTGAAGTGAGAGGGATGTTACACCCTCTCACATGTTAGTTAGTTAAGCGTTTGGACGCTCTCCCTTGGCATATGATCCTGCGAGTCCGACCTGATTGCCAACCTCGTCGGTGTTAGATGCGATGCTATCCAAGTTGATGCCAAGTCGGCGTGCCATCGCTTGCACGTCTGCATTTTCAGTGGCTACATTGGTGACCGGAGTCTCGGTAGGCTTGCCTTTGTACTCGAACTTCTTTGTTGAGAGTGCTTCGTACGCCGCAACGCTCTGGTTGAGGAGAGTCTCGACGCAGAAGAGTTCGTCCTCACGTTGATCCAGACGCTCACTAGTCTGGCGCAGTTTGTTCATGCTGATCTCATTACCAGAAGCTGACATCAATGCGGCCTTCGCTTCCGTTCGGGCCTTGTCCACTTGGGTTTCGACGTACTCCTTCTGACGTGACATGCTGAATGCTAGTCCGTTAAGCGCATTGATGAGGCTGTATTTGTGTGTGTTGTACTCAACAACCTCACCGTTCTTGTCGATGTAGGTAATGTTGTTCGTGAATAGTTCGACGATGCTACCTACAATATGCTGTGAGATTGAACGCTCGTCGATTGCAGTGTGAGCGATTTCGATATGAGATACAGTCTTCTTTGATGTTGCTGATGTCTTAGTCATGATACTCAGTTCCTTTGATGTAAGTTGAAAGATGAAAGTTAAGTGAGAGGGATGTTCGGTCCCTCTGTAGGCTAGTTAGTTACGTTAGAAGAACACGTAACCATCGTCGTAGTCTGAAGCGTGGCAGTANATGTACGACTCAGACTCTGGCTCGTAGCGCTCAACAAAAATGATGTCGTCTCCAGCATAGCAAATTATGTACTCAATGCCGTAGACGTCAGTGTCGTGGATGTAGATGTCAGTCTCCGGTTTGAATTTACTGAAGTCGAGTTGCGATACAAATTTACTTGCTAGTTCGAGGGTATCAAAGTTACCTAGTTCGCTCTCGGTCAGAGCACACATTACGTAGAATCTAGACATTTTAATCTCCAACTATGATGTCGGCGAAATTACCGAACACGACCCCCATGTCATGTATTTTCGTGCGGTCAAAGCGCGCTCTTTCTTGCGCGTGTATGAGGAAGGAGCGTCAATGCGGCATTTAGAGGTCGCTGACGGAGCCACGGTCAAATTGTTTTGCCGCACCATCTCCATTATTCGAGACGCTACGCTAGCCAGCAAAAGAATTTAGCATGGCGAGTAAAGCGACCTCTATAATCCGCAACATAGAACCCTTTCTTGGCTGTCGAAAGCGCATGACGAACTTTGACCGCACGAAAATACATGGCATGATCTGAGTGCCGTAGTAGTAGTAGTGTTTCCAAAGGGCTCCGATAGTTATGTCAGGTTTATCTAGCCAAAGTACGGGCGAAGCCCAGTTGGACTACGTTATATGATAGCCGTTACACCTGAATGCTTCCGTTCTGCGTTAGCGATGGAAGCCCTTCAGGGTCGAGACGCTCTTGAGGCGACTCGATTCACGACAGCGCGACCGTTCTTACGGTAACGCCCGGACTGGACCAACGAGTACACCATCTGTGGTACATTGACACCAACGTAACCCCGTGCTCTATCTTACTCATGGAGATACAAGATGTCTAATGTTCCTCAGAATATAGAGAGTCCATCGGGTAAGCTAACCACAAAGCAGAACCAGTTCATAGATGCGTATGTAGCGAATGGTGGTAATGGATCAGCAGCCGCAAGAGATGCTGGTTACGCAGAATCCTCAGCGCACGTGGAAGCGAACAGAGCACTGAAGAACCCATTGATAGTACACGAGATATTCAGGAGGACTGCCCTAGCGATAGGAGCAGCATTGCCAAAGGCATTGAATACAGTGGTGAGATTGAGCGAGAGTGCTAAGAGTGAATATGTACAGTTAGAAGCCTCACGGGATTTGTTGGATCGTGCGGGTATGAAGGCACCTGAGCGGATAGATCACAGGCTGGACGGCGAGTTTAGGGTTACGATTGACCTAGGCTAGCTCGTAGGCGGGGGGGGTTGAAAACCCCGACACGCCGGACTTGGATACGACCCCCACAAGTATTTTAACCCCTCAAAGTACGCACCCAATCCAAAATATTTTCTCCCTTTAAAAGGTACGATTGTAGATTGTTCTACTTTGGTACAGTAGACTCGTTGGTGATTGTACCAAAGTGCCTGTTTGGTATAATCAATAAGTCCATTGGAGTTCTTCTTCGGTTGCCTCTTACCTAATTT